TTAATGGCTGATCAATCTGATATCAAACCATTAAGTAAGACTCCATCAGGATTTGCTGACGTACTAAAATCAAAGTGAGGTAATAATGATTATTTTAGCGGTTGCACGTGGTCATAACGGAAGCACAACCTTAATGGTTGACGGTGAGATTGTCTTCTACTTAGAAGAAGAACGCCTTACACGTTTTAAATATGACGGATCTCCTATGTTAGGTATCCTCAAAGCATTTGAGTATGTCGATCATATTGATCATCTAGTTGTTTGTCATACACATAGATCTGGTCCTAATCTAGATTGGACTGGTGAGCATATGTATGAAGGGTTTGTAAGGAAGATTGCTCGTAAGAAGTTTGAGTTTGAAACAACTTATATTGATTTGAATCATCATGAAATGCATGCTGCATGTGGTTTCTATAATTCTGGATTCGAATCTGCTGCATGTGTCATTGCAGACGGTGCTGGAAGTTTCTTACAGATGCAAGAAGTTCCAGATACATTATATGAATTTGAAACTATCTTCCATGCAGAGTATCCTGAAGAGTTTGAACAAGTATGGAAGCATGTAGGAACTAAGGCTGCTATTGGTTTCCATGAACCAGAACCTAATACATTCATTACTGAATATCCTGGTCATACTAAAATGTATGAAGCAGTAACACAGTATTGTGGGTTCCCTGCTATCGAGGCAGGTAAACTTATGGGTCTTGCACCATACGGTAAACCTAATGATGAACTACCATCATTCTTTAAAGATGGATGGGGTAATAGGGATTTGATTGTTCCAACATATCCTAATGCTGCTACTATTAATGAAGCTCGATTTGAGATTCTTAAGAATGATAAACGCAATCAACAGAAAGGTGAGATTCTAGAACACTCAGAAGTTCAGAAGGATATGGCATATAAGATTCAGGAAGAAACTTCTGAAAAGATGTGTGAGTTGATTGAGAAAGCAGTTGAGTTAACTAGTGAAAAGAACATTGTAGTTTGTGGTGGTTATGGTCTTAACTGTGTAGCAAACTATAAGTATTGGGAACGCTTCCCTGATCTAAACATCTATTGTGAACCTATTTCACATGACGGTGGAACATCTATTGGTGGAGCACTTTATAAGTGGCATCAACTTACTGACAGCGAAGAACCTAGAAAGCAAGCATCTGTTTACTATGGTCCTCAGTATGATCCTGCTACTTATGAGTTATCTCTTGATGGTTTAGATGTAACAGATACTGATTATGATTCAGTTGCTGCACTTATCCGTGAAGGTAATATTGTTACTATCTTCCAAGGAAGATCAGAAGGTGGTCCTCGTGCTTTAGGTAATCGTTCTATCTTATTTGATCCTACTATTAAAGATGGTAAGGATATTGTTAATGGTGTTAAGCACAGAGAATGGTTCAGACCATTTGCATGTTCTATTAAGAAAGAACATGTACATGAATGGTTTGATCTTCAAGGACGTGAAGAAACACCACACATGATGTATGCTGTGAAATGTCATGATGGTGTAGAAGAAAAGATTCCATCAGTGATTCATGTTGATAATACATGCAGAATTCAAACTGTGACAGAGGAACAAAATGAACATTACTATAAGCTCATTAATGCTTTCCATAAGATTACAGATGTACCTATACTCTTTAACACTAGTTTCAATCTTGGAGGCGAACCTCTTGTTGAAACAATCAATGATGCGTTAGAGACATTAGAGAAGAGTGAGATCGAATACATGTATCTCCCAGAAATTCAAAAGTTAGTTAAGGTTCCTAACAAGTCTGATGACTGATCATTTTGAAGATATCTTAGTTATTGATGATGTAATCAGTCCAAGATATCAGGAGCATCTAAAACAAACAGTAATGGATTCAAAGTTCCCATGGTACTTCAATCGTGATATAACATCACCCTTGTGGTACTGGGAACAAAACAAACTTAATGATTCCAAGCTTGATGTGGAGGATTCTTCTTTTACTGGGTTCATGCACATCCTTTGGGGGAGAGAGGGGAAAGACTCTGAGTGGTATGATATTTTCGTCCCTCTTCTTTATTCGATGGAAGAAAAAATTAACATGACTATCAAGGATCTTGTTCAATTAAGATTGGGTCTCTTTACATTGAACAAGAACATCCAACCTCATCATGTTCCACATGTTGATTATCAAGGTGATGGATTGAAGTACACGGCAATTTATTACCTTAATGATAGTGATGGTGATACTCATTTCTTTAATGAATTTCTAGATCCTAATATCAAGAGGTTCATTAATGGGTATGACCCCAGTCTCTTTACCGTTGCTAAAACTGTAAAACCTAAATCAGGTAGATTAGTTTTATTTGATGGTCGAAGATATCATGCTTCTCGTTATCCAGAGAGCACAACTGAACGTTTAGTTTTAAACATAAATTTTAATCCTGCTTAATTATGTGGATACTTGGTGTTAATAGATCTCATGATGCTGCTATCTGTCTCATGAAGGACAATGAAATTGTATTGTCTTTACAGGAAGAGAGATTAACACATGTCAAATATGACAGAGAGATATTTCATGCTTTGGATTTGGTTGCAAAATATACTGATGTAATTGACTTATGTGCTTACACACATTTGTATAATACTAAGAATGATTTTGGACCATACTTTAAATATATTAAGAAGATTGGGATTAAAGTCGAACGGTATGTAGAGGCAAAGGATTACCACCATTCTCTACATGCTGCTTGTGGGTATTATAATTCAGGATTTGATGAAGCAGGTATTCTTGTAATAGATGGTGCTGGTGCTGATCATCCATGGGGTAAGGAGAATGAAACTATATTTAAGTTTACTCAAGATCCTAATGCAGCACAATGTTTATATCAGAAGGTTATTGGATATGAGAATCAACCAATTAATAATGCACCACCATTTGTAGATGATAAAAGAAGTATTGGTGTTGGATTTGTTTATTCTGGTATCACAGAATATTTGGGATGGGATAGTTTAGAGTGTGGTAAAACTATGGGTATCTCTTCATATGGAGAACCTAATGATAAAATTAAATCAATGATATCTGATAGTGGAGGTAATACCGACAGGTTTGCTTTAGCAGATTTCAATGAACATAAGAATGTAATGGTAAAAATGCGTCCTTATGATTACATATCATATTCTAAAAATGCAGATGATAAGTTTAAAAGAAATGCAGATCTAGCATGGAAATTGCAGAATGAGTTTGAAGAATATGTGTACCAAAGAATTATGGCTACACATAGATTAAGTGGATCTAATAATGTTATCTTTACTGGTGGATGTGCTTTAAATTGTGTTGCTAATTATAGAATATTAAAGAGATTACCAAAAGAGATTAACCTATATGTTGAACCTATGTCAGCTGACTGTGGTGTTGCTATGGGTGCAGCGTATATAACTTATGCAAGAGAGGGTAAAGCAAAATATAAAAAGAAAAAATTAAGACCATTAAAGAATCTATATCATGGACAACCTTTGAGGTATCATTATGAATTACAAAGTAATGAATTTAGAGTATGTGAGGTTACACCTCCAAGAGTTGCTGAACTAATCAGTGAAGGTAATGTTGTTGCTATTGCTCAAGGTAAATCTGAGAATGGTCCTCGTGCTTTAGGTAATCGTTCTATACTGTATGATCCTCGTGCTGTAGATGGAAAGGATGTTGTTAATAAAGTAAAGAAGAGAGAGTATTGGAGACCGTTTGCTGGCACAGTACTTGCTGACCATGCACAGGACTGGTTTGATATGGATAGGTTATATGAATCACCACATATGATGTATGCAGTTGATGTATTAAAATCAGCAGTAGATCAGATACCATGTATCACTCACGTTGATAATACATGTAGGATTCAAACTCTTACAGAAGAACAGAATCCAAACTACTATAAATTAATAGAGGCATTCTATCATTTAACAGGTGTGCCTATTCTATTCAACACATCTTTCAATCTAGCTGGTGATACTATAGTTGAAACTATAGAGGATGCATTAAAGACTATGAGAGAAAGTGAGATATGTTATCTTTACTTACCTGAAAAGAGTGAATTATTATTCTTCCCAGATGCAAAAGAATCAACTGTTGATAAATTACAATTAAAAAATAGATATCTAAAACAACTACTATGAAACTAACAGATTTAATATACGAAGAAAGGGGTTTTCTATCTCAGGAAGATTGTGATGCATGGAAAGATTGGTTCTGGACTAATACTAGATTTCATGAGGATGGTGGTGTTGGTGTAGGTGAAGTTGATACTGCACATAAAAAGTGTAAGCAAATAGTGCCTATTGTTGGACAAGACTTCTGGTGTCAGTTAGCAATTGAAACTGACCGTGCTATTAATAATTTCTATAAGTGGGGTGCTAAGGATAAACTTCTTTGGAGAGCACCACTAGTATCTTATGATCACTCTATTAGATGCTATCCTAAAGATGATGGGTGGTTCAGGGATCATATTGACATATCCCCTATGGATCCATTATTATTGTCAAGACTCTATGCCATGATCATTTACTTGGATAATGTTAGAGGTGGTGGTGAAACTGAATTTCCAGAGTTAGATTATAAATGTGAGGCTGAGCAAGGAAAACTTTTGATCTTTCCTTGTAATCAGTTGTATGCACATAGAGGTAACAAATCTACAATGGATTCAAAACATATAGTAACTGCTTTCTTCTGTTGTGATATTGATGCACCACATCTAAAAAATAATCAGCATCCAAATCAACAACATGGTAATCTTTTCAAAAAATACACATGATTATTTGGGTTAATGGTTGCTTTGATGTTCTCCATAGAGGACATTTTGAATTGCTAAACTATGCTAGGTCTTTAGGATCTATGCTTATAGTGGGTATCGATACTGACCGAAAGGTCAGAGCAGACAAAGGACCAGATAGACCCATCTATCCATTAGAGGATAGGAAGTATCAATTAAGTTCTTTGAAAGCAGTGGACGTAATCCATACGTTCGATTCAAGACAAGAGCTTGAAGAATTGATAAAAATCATAAACCCTGATATACTAGTGGTAGGTTCTGACTGGAAAAACGGAGACGTAGTAGGACGTGAGTATGCAAAAAGAGTTGAATTCTTCGATAGGATCGGAGAATATTCCACAACAAAAACAATACAAGGTCATCGTTATAGGTGAGACTTGTATAGACAAATATGTTTACGGTAGGTGTACTAGGTTAAGTCCCGAAGCACCTGTACCAGTAATGGAATACATTCGTACTGAAACAGCAGAAGGAATGGCAAGTAACGTAAGAGCAAATCTCTTGTCATTTGGTGTGAATGTATATTTGATGACCAATGAATTAAAACCAGTTAAGACTAGGTTTGTAGATGAAAGATCCAATCAGCAATTGATGAGGATGGATGAAAATGATGAGGTTGCTGACTATGGATGGGAGTTACCAACTAGTGATTATTATCCTACTGGTACTGTACACCATGAACCAATAGGTGAACCATTTGATGCCATGATCATATCTGATTATGATAAAGGATTTTTATCTACCGAAAAGATATTTGAAATGGTAGAAGCATTCGATGGTCCTGTATTCATAGACAGTAAGAAAACTAAACTACCTAAGAAAGGATGCTTCATTAAGATCAATGAGTTAGAAGACTCCAAGTTGAAAGGTATATACAGAAACAAAATTGTTACCAAAGGTAGTGCTGGTGCTGAGTATAAAGGAAAGATATATCCTGGTGAGAAGGTTCCTTGTTTTGATGTAGCAGGAGCAGGTGATACTTTCTTATGTGCTTTGGTTTACTTTTACCTAGAGTATGGTAAAATAGAGAAAGCTTTACCATATGCTAACAAGGCTGCTTCAATAGCAGTACAAAATACTGGTACATACGTTCTTACTGGAGATGATATAGATGATATACGTAGTTGATATCGATGGTACTATTAGTAATTGTCCTACAGGACAATACGAAAAATCCGAACCTATGATGGATCGGATAGAGAAGTTAAATAAATTGTATGACGATGATAACAGTATTGTTTTCTATACTGCTAGAGGTATGGGTAGGTTCGATGGTGATCCAGTGAAAGCACATGAAGCATTCTATGATCTAACCTTCAATCAACTCAAGTCATGGGGATGTAAATTTGATGAGTTACGCATGGGTAAGCAACATGCACATTACTTCATTGATGATAAGGGTATCAATTCTGAGGACTTCTTTGCATGAAGATTGTACAGAAAGGTTGGGGATATGAGAAGTGGATCTGCAATTCTGAAAAGTATTGCGGAAAACTTCTATTTTTTAATGCAGGTAAGAAGTGTTCATATCATTACCACAAGATTAAAGATGAAACATTCTATGTTCAGAGTGGTGAACTAAAGATGATCTATGGTTATAGAGATGATTTCATTGATGCAGACACAATCATATTAAAACCAGGAGATAAGTTTTACATACCTCCTGGTCTTAGACATATGATGGAAGGCATCACAGACGTAGAACTATTTGAATTTTCTACCGAGCACTTTGAAGAAGACTCGTATCGGGTGGTTCGGGGCGATTGACATAATCTTCAACGTTAGTGAACTTATAGTCCTTAGCCCACGCCATATCTGCACAGGTATAATATTGATACTTCCCTTGTAAATGTTCGGGGAAGTCAATCTCTTCTATCTCTGCATCGTATTTGTTACAAACAATATCAGCAATATCTCTAAAGGAGTATGGATGTCCTGTACCAAGATCATACATTCCTGATCCTTCTTTGTTGTTTAGAACAAGATCAACAATATCATCAACGTAAACGAAGTCTCTAATCATCTTCTCAGAATTTTTAAAAATCTTAATCTTCTTAGTCATCTTTGCTTCAGAAACAAATTTGCTAATAGGACTACGTTGATTTCCTTTGTGTTCTTCACCTTCTCCATATACATTGAAGAATCTAAACCCTTGAATACTTTTGAACTTTTCAATATTGTCATAAACCCAGTAGTCAACTTGCAATTTTGAGATTGCATAGAAGTTTAGTGGGTTCATTTCACCAGGTTGGTTTCCATATACTGACGCTGAGGAAGCATACTTGACAGGGATGCCAAGTTCAATTGCTTTCTTAAATAGACGCAGACTGAACTCTACATTATAGACTGTGAGGTCTGCAATGTTAGTTTCTGTTGTTGAGGAGATCGCTCCCATATGGATGATCTCATCTACCTTATCCCAGATGGGTAGGTTGTCAATTAACTGAAAACAATTCTGCTGTTCTATCCCAATATAGTCTTGTCCAAGTTTATCGGCAAACTTCTTTCCGATAAATCCATTAAATCCAGTAAGAATTTTCATTTCAGTCTAACTTATAAATAAACATGATTACAGTATAAACCCTAAAGTTATGGCTACTTATGGTGCTCTAGCAGCGATTGTTCCACCGATTAAGACGAGGACATCACTCCATGTGGCTCCCAGTAATAAACTGGTAGAAGCGAAAATCTCAATCGCACACCAAAGTCCATATCCTGTACGGGTTAGAATTGGAGTTTCGAGTGGTGCGTTATTAGCATTCGCTCCATCGAACTACATTCTATATGATTTAGAAATTGCAGCAGGAGAGACATACGAAACACAAACTCTATACTATGCCAATGAGCAAAGTCTAGTGGTATATAGTGATTCTGATGCTACGTCCTTCTTAGTGCATGGAGAGGTTCTTGATAACCCAGTTGGTTCTGGATTCTTAAATTCGATGCTGCTTACTAATGGCAGAACGAATACCAGTCTCTATACAGTTCCTACTGGAGAGGATGTAGAACTTTCGATCTTCATCTCTAACCAGAGTTCTCAACCAACCAGATTCCGAATAGGAATCTTGGAGGATGGTCAGACACAGTTGCAGACTTCTAACTACTTAAATTATAACACTAAACTGTTCCCACGCACATTCTATCAAAGAACAGATATAAAAGCAACTGGTGATCAGCAAATCATTGTATGGGCTGAAGATCCTAATGTATTGAGTTTTGCTGTCTATGGTAAATTCAAATACAACATCATTGCAACTGACTTCTCAGTTAATGGAAACTTCACTGTAGTCTCAGATTCAGATCTACAGGGTAATGTTGATGTTGGTGGAACTCTTGACGTTGTGGGAGACACAACTCTTAAGGGTACTAACACTACTGTGGAAGGAGAACTTGGAGTTAATAATGGTATCAAAGCTGGTGCTGACTTAACTGCTCCTACGTTTACAGTTAATGCTGCTGGTAACATTACAGGAGGCAGTGCTGCTTTCTCTGCTGCTGTTGCTGCTGCAACTACATTTGGTGTGGGTGGTAATAAATTCACAGTTGATGCTAACGGTAACACAGTTGTGGATGGAACTTTAGATGTACACAGTGGTGTTACTGCTGATCTAAGTCTTCTAAATAATAAAATAACGAATCTAGGTAAAGCTACTGCACCAGGTGATGCAATGTCCAAGAGTGCTGTAGATTCACAAGTAACTGCATTAGCAATTGCACTTTCATAAAAAGATCGAGGGAAATTAAAAAATGGCTAAAAGGCAAATTAGAGACTATGTATTCTCACCTGGTCTTTCTGGAGTTGGTACATTAAAAGTTCTGGATAAGATCAGTGCGGATCAAATTCTCTTGATCACTAACGCTACTGCAAACATTGTGATGTACAACTTTGCTGATAGTGTCAATCAGATATCAGCAGCGTTCACGGAAACATCTGATGGATCTGATCCAGACTTTCCTTTTGCTAGTACGTTATCAAACGGTGTAACTACGATTACATTCTTGTTTGATACTTCAACGTATGCATCTTCTGATGAGATGATGATCTTCATCGAAGGTGATGAAGTTAAGATGAGACCATACGACTTCGGTACAGACGCTATCGAACGTATGCGTTTTGCTGAGCCTCTTAGTATGCTTGACGCTGACTTTGAGTATGGTATTCAGCCAACTAAATGGCAGACCATTGACCTAGTACGTGGATACCCATCTTCCTTCGAGTTTCCAGGTGCTG